GGTACTGCTCGTATTTCTCCCGGTCGATCAAATCGAGGAAATTCGGGCTGATAATCTGGGCTTCGGAGAAGTTTAGCTCCAAGACTTCTCCCCGGCGATGTTCTTGGCCGAGGAATTCGAATCCCTCGGTCACCTCGAATTTGAAGGTTGGGATTTCTGGCGGAGCGAGAGCTTTCGGAGTTTCAGCGGCTCGCGAGACGACAGGAAGAGCGGGCGAGCGAACCTCGATGATCTTTCCGAACTGCACCGACCTCTTGTAGAGGACCGTCTCGCGAACCCAGTCCGGCACTTCCTGGGGGTTCGCGGAGGCGTGGAAGACCACTTCCTGATGCCCCGGAGCGCTGAACCTCGGGGTCGCCTTGAATATCGCTTGCACTTGAATCCTCCGATCGAATCAAGTCGGCCCTCCGGGGCCAACCCCGCGGCGAGAACTCAAATCTCGTCGAGGTAGGTGATCGTCGTCGGCCGGATCTTCTGCACGACGCCGATGTTGCCCGCGAACCCCGTCTGGTAGCCCATGCCCTTGCCGACGGTCGGGACGGTCATCACCTTCATGATCGGCTGCGGGATTGAGAGGTAGATGCAGCTCTCGTCCTTCCGGTAGGCGACCATCCGCGAGCTGGTGCTGTAGCCCTGGGTCGAGATCCAGTCGTCGGGCAGCGGCAGGATCGACAGGTCGATCCCGTGCCTCCGCGCGACGTTGTTCGCCAAGATGAACTCGAGGGCGGAGTTGAACCCGCCGATCGTCATGGGTTCGTTCAGGAGCGACCAGTGCTCCACATCGACCAGGATCGTGTCGGCCATTCCCTCCGGGTCGTATCCCGAGGCCTTCCAGGTCGCCAGCAAAACCTGGTTGACGTCGGTCTGGATCTCCGTCGTCGTCTTCTTCGACCAGAGCGTCGAGCCCGACGCGCCGGCCGTGGCGATGTTGTAGGTCACGTTCGAGTCGTTGATGAGGCCGGGAGTTCCCGCCCATCCGAGGTAGGTCACGTAGTCGAGCGCCTTGCCCCAAATCAGCTTCACTCCCTTGTCGAGCAGGTCTTGGAGGGAGTAGGGAGCCGGGATGCCGTTCTTCTTGGCGTCGATCAGGCGCTGGAGGTCGAGGAAGTCGATGAACATGGCCTGCGCCCAGTTGATGGTGGGCCATGTCCCCTTCACTACGTTCACCTGGACTTGGGAGAGGTCCGTCTTCTCCGTCCCCTGGAGTCCGAGCTTGTTCGCCCCGGTGGTGGCGAAGTCCACGGCCCACGCGCTCGTGTACTCGACGAACCCGCCGCCGGTCTTCACCGGGATGTCTCGCGCGTGGGTCACCGCCGCGAGAGGCATGACCAAGTTCACGTTCGGGTATTCGAGCTGAGAAGCCAGGAAGGCCAGGCCCGATCCGGACGCGGCATCGAAGGCGTAGTCCCTCGGGTAATCTATCCCGTTCCTCTGGGAGTCGAACGCGTATCCGCGGTTGCTGTAACTCCATCCCCCCATGGGGGCCGCATTCCGTTTAATCAACATTGTGATCCTCCGACTGATTCAGTGGTCGATGCTTCCGAACTCCCGACTACGCCTGGATTCGCTTCAGGATCGTGACTTCGACGACGTTGTCCGACCCGTAGGCGCTGACGACCCCGGTGGCGAAGATCACGTCGGGCAACATGATGTTGTAAGAGCACTGGACCGGAGTCCCTGCTGGGATGATGGCCGTGGTGTTCTGGTTGATCGTGATCGTGTTCGTGCTGACGTTCGTCACGTAGGTTCCGGGCGCGATCCCGACCGACGCTATGACCGCCGTCCCCACCACGGCATCCGTGCCCGTGACGAAGGTCAGGCTCGTCCCGATGGCTGATGCCGTCATCGTGGTCGCTGTGAGTCCGTCGAGTGACGCCTCGATGCCACCGACGACGGTCGAAACTCCGGTGTGCGCTAGGATGCGGAGGTAGACCGGGTTGCCGGCCTTCGGCGTCCCGGCCAGCAGCTTTGAGATGCAGGAGCCGCGCTCCAGGACCTCGCACATCTGGCCCGGCGCGTAATAGCCGACCTGCCCCGTGCCCGCGGGCAGCGGGAAGGTCAAGAGGGTCTTCACCTCGCGCACCGCGAAGCCCGCGAACGGCAGGATGCCGGTCACGACAGGCTGAGGGGCGGGGAGGGCTGTCAGGTAGTCAGTCCCGCTCGTCCACGTGCTCCCGTTCGCCAGCCAGTCGGCGACCTGCGTGTAGGTTCCGCCGGTCTGGTCGGGTTGGAGCACGACGGCGTCCGCGAAGGTGATGTTGTTGGCGTTGTTCGCGTTCGCGAGGCGCGCGGCGATGACCGGCTCTCCGGCGTTCGTCCTCGAGACTTGCCCCAAATACCCGATGCCAGGCCCCGTTACGGGGATTGCAACTCCGAATGCTCCCATGTTTGTTCACCTCAGTCCAAAATTTGGACGACCAGCAAAATCTTCTCCGATGCGCTACCGCGCCGGGACCACGGGCTTGAACGGCCTCGTCCTCTCCGTGCGCTCCTTCTTGTAGGCCGCGTCCAGCTCGGCGGCCATCTTCTGGGCTTCCGTGATCTTCTCCCGGCCCTGGGCGTCCGACGCCATGCTGACGTGCGAGGCGTCGAGGAACTTGCTGTAGCTCCCGTCCTGGTGGGCCCCGCCGGTGATGAGCTGGCGCAGCCTCCGGGCCTCGGAGTCGTAGGCCGCGATGAGCTTCTTGTTTCCGGACTTGGCGACGAACGGCTTCAGGGTGCGGAGGATGGCCCGCGCCTCGTCGAACTGCGGCTTCGGCTCGTCCTTCTTTTCCAGCTCGGGCTCGGGGCGAACGACCTCGGAATCGCCGGCGGCCTTCTTATCGTCGTCCCTGCCCTTGTCGTCGTCCTTCCCATGCGCCTTGTCGTCGTCATCCTTGACCTTCTTGTCGTCGTCGTCGGCGGCGCGGCGCTCTTCCCCGCCTCCAGCCTCGATCGGCTTCAGCTCTTCAGGAATGGCGTCGTTGTCTTCGTGCGCGGGCTCCTTTTTTTCTTCCGTGAAGAACTCGGTCAAGAGCGATTTCAGCTCGTCGAGGTCGACGTCCCCGGCCGCCTCCTGCTCTTCCTTCTCAGTCAGGATCTTGTCCAGAGCGGAGTGCAGTTTCGATCGCCGGTCATCCTTCGCGCTCTTGCGGTCGTCGTCATCCTTGCCGTGGCGCTTGTCGTCGTCCTTCGCCTTGTCGTCGTCGGTCGCCACTTTCCCGGTGGGAAGCTGGGTCTTCGGGGGCTCGGCCTTCCCCTCCTCCTTCGTGACGGCGCCTGGGGCGTGCTGGTCCATGACTTCCGCAAGGTCTTCCGGTGTGGTCTTCTCATCGGCGGCGAACGCCTTCAAGCCACGCGCCCAGATTTGCTTCAGGATGTTGTCTTTTGCCATTTTGGACTCCTTCTTTGGCGCGGCGTCGTTTATCCTCGCCTCGCCTCCAGCCCTCGCGCTCTGCACCAGGGCGACGTGGTTCCCAATGATGTCGTGCTGCTCAAGGCGCTCGCCGTTCTTGACGAGCCGATAAGAATAGCCGCAGGAAAGCTCGCGCTCGCCACCCTTGACGGCTCGGATGCCCTCGGGGTCTTTGACCATGATGTCCGCGACCATCGGCCAGTCGCCGGATTCCAGTGCCTCGCTCCCCTTGCGCACGTTCTGGCAATGCCCGATTCCGACCTCTTTCTCGTCGTCGGGGCCGATGAGTTTGGGGGGATGGCGGAGGGTGAAAGTCTTTCCTTCGAAGCTAGCGATAGTCGCCGGTCGGAAGACTTCTTCCGGGGGTCGCCACACTTCGACCTCCGATCCAGGGTCTCGATCCTTGACCAGCCCCTCGGGGTCGGTGAGTTCTGAGACGAGGTATTTTTGGGGTCCGCTGCGGCCGATGACGGTGTTGAGGCAGAGGAGATAGCCTTCGGGGCTCTCGGCGATGTTCGAGCTGAGGGTCTGTCCGAAGTAGCGGATTTTCGCATCCAGCGCGACACTCACTTGTCTCTCTTTCGGCTAGCCTATATCTCTCCCTTGTTCTTCATCGACCAGGCGACGGCAAAAGGATTCGCAACTCCAGGTTCTTTCTTCAGCTCACGCACTACGTGCTCTCCTCCCGGAGGCGCCACGTCCCTCGCGATCTTGAACTTCCTTCCGATGGCGTCCATGCCGGTGCAGCCCGCCGGGGTCTTCCCGGCGTCGAGGGCGTACTTCTGCGAGGTCTTGAAGGCTTCCTCGGTTCGCTTTTCCTGGCCCGCAGACGTTATCGGCATCTCACTCTCCCCGCTTCTCTTTCCTAAGCTCTTCCAGCCAGTGCTTGCACTCGGCGATTGCCCCGTTCCAAGAGTTCGCGGCCGCTAGAGCCTTGTCCTTCTCCTGCTCCAAGAACTGGAGCCTTTCGATCAGCTTCTTCTCGTCCACCCCAGCCTCACGACGTGTAGAGCGGGATGTAATAGTCCGTGCCCTTCACGTGGACCTTGAGTTTCATGCTCGCCAAGCCGCTGGCCTGGGCCGCGACGCAATACTGCGCGCCGTACCCGCCGGTCGGGTCGTCGGTGATGTCCATGAGGTACGAGGCGCGCGCCTCGACCTGAAAGACCGAGTGGATCAGGCACGCCGTGGTGTTGAGCAGGGCTTCCATGTAGGCGTTGGCGTCGGTCGCGAGGTTCGCCGTCGCCCCGAAGTCGCCCATGATCGGCGCCAGGTAGCCGGAAGTGTGCGCGAAGTTCGCGTTCGATGTGTCGACCTGCCCGAAGATGCCGGCATTGAACCCGGACCCGTTGTTGAGCGTGCCCTGGAGGATCAGCTTGCCCTGGACTCCGTATTCATACCCGGACGCCACGGTGGTCGCGGAGGAAAGCGTGGCGCATCCCCGCACCGCGGCGACGCTGCCGCTGCCTCCGCCGACGCTCATCGAGCCCGAATAGTTCAGGTAGAGTTCTGAATCGATCAGCCTGTAGGTCGGCTGCGCGGCCACGCTCAAGGCCACCGGGGGAACAAGCTGGCTTGGGAAGATCGAGCTTTCCCCCGCGGGCTGGCACAGCATCAAGACCGGGCTTCCCATGATCGCCTCAGTTCAGGATTTCCAAAGTCGCCGAGCGCAGCGTCAAGCTGGCGAGCGTGCTTGTGGCCGCGAACTGGATCGCGACCGCGTTCGCGACCGTGTGGTCGTATCCCCCGCCAGGCTGCGCGGAGGTGTTCGTGTCGGGATAGACCGCAGCCGCGGCCGCGGCCGTGGTTCCAAGAGTGAGAGTCAGGGTGCAGTGCGCCTCGTCGGTCCCGGTCGTCCCCACCGTCGCCGTGGTCACCGTGAACTCGAACGAGAACGGCATGGTCGTGGCGCTGGCGGTCGTCGCCGCCGACTCCGAGCTCGCGACCGTGGAGGCCCCGATCAGCAGGCTCACCGTGATCTGCGGAGTCTGTCCGCCCGAGGTCGTGTACGTCCCGTAGCCCTTGACTCGGAAAGTCTTCCCGACCGAGTTCATGAGTCCAGCGGGAAGCGAGAAGCTGCCCGCCGTCGCCGCCGTCGTGAAGGAGGTCAAGGCCGTCTGCGCGTTCAGCGAGGGGAAGATGCCGCCCTTGAGGAAATAATTGGGCGTCGCCGCTTCGCCCGCCGGGGCACCGAGCGTCATTATCTGAGTTCCCATTGTTCCTCCGTGGGCGGGTTGGTGGCGTCGCGAGGCTCTTGCACGCTATAAACATAAGTCTGATTTCACGCGATGCAAGAGGAAACCGCGCGGGCGTTGCATTATCATTGTCACTTGTATATAATTTGCCACGACGTTGTATCGACCGCGTAAGACCCAGCAGTCATTGGAGGGATGAGTTGAGCGACAACGGAGCGAGTAAGGTCAAAGCGAGCGGGCGCCTCTCGGAACGCAAGCTCGTCAGCTACAGATTGAGCGTCGAGGCGCTGGAGATTCTCCAAAGGATAGCCCAGCAGAGAAAGATTTCCAGGACCTACGTCATGGAAAACGCGATCAGGGAGTGGGCGAAGAAGCACGACGGGGAGATTTGATGCTCGTCCTCGGAGCGAGGCGTCTCCTGGCCAGGCTCGCGTGGCGGCTCTATCTCTGGCTCGACCAAAGGCGCGGGAAATGAGAAATGAACGAGACGTGCAGGGTTTCAAGGAACGACGCTGATTTGTGCGGTCGGGAGGCGAAGTACGTCTACGCCGGGGAGATTCAGGTCTGCGACCTGCACGCGAAGGAGATTCGCTCGAAGGGCGGGGCGAAGTTTTTGCAACTGATCTCACCGGCTCCGGTGATGACGCGCAAGACACAAAATCTTGAACGGGGGATGAAATGATTAAATCATTCTGCTTGCTCGCGACTCTGTTTTTAGTAATGCCGCTCGCGGCGCAGGACGCGCACGTCGTGCCGCTGTCTTCCGAGGACGCGGAGATGGCGAAGCGAACCTATGAGGCCATGAAGCTGGCCGAGACAAATTGGAAGATGTTTCAGGACAGGATTTCTAAGAAGTATCTCATCGTCCAGGCCACCGACCCGGATGCGTCGAGCCAGCACTACACCGAGCCGGTTTCTATCAACGGATTCGGAGTAGTGAGCAATGCCACCCTTTTCCTCTCTGCATCCGACTCTGGCGGGTGTGTGAATAGTTGCGGCGACGTCGTGGATTGTCAGACCGGGAAACCTCTCCACTTGAAGACGGTGGCTGACGCTCAGAAAGAAGAAGAGGAGCGCGAGGCTCGAAATAAGAAGTATGACTCCGAGCCGCGCCAGCGCAAGGGATTCGATACGTCTTGCTCGAATTGCCTTCCGGAGTTCGATTTCAGCTAAGGGTTCAAGTACCTCGTGCCGAAGGCTCCGAAGCCGAGCCCGTCGGTCGATCCTTGGAGCAGATATTATCTTAGCCCGGCCACTATGACTCCAAGCTGGACTATCGGCCCGACTGGGATTATCTCACCGATACCGACGACTTCAGCTTCTGGTGGGTTGCTTGGTATTAGCGGTTCTTCGGCGAACTCTGCAACTCTCCCTCCGGGAACAGTTATTCAATGAAGCGAATTCGAGGGCGTTGCGGCCCCGCCTGAGGAGGTTCCCGCCGCTGTCCGTTGCAGTCGAGACCTTCCGAGGCGGGGCCGCGAGGGGCTGCTTACTTCTTTGCCGAGACCGGCAGGTCTGCCAAGGTCAAGGTGAAGACGACGCTGACGGCCCCCTGGCTCGTCACGGTGAAGGTCGCCGTTCCGTTCACCTGGGCGCCGGAGGCGTTCAAGGCCGACCAACTCACGGAGGTCGAGCCGATCTTCAGCGGGCTGGCGAGCCCGAAGGTGGCCGTGAGCCCGTCGGCGCTCTGGAAGTTCGCGATGATCGTCGAGTCGAGCCCGGACGTGTTGTAGGCCGGGTTCGTCACCGGGGCCGACTGGCCCGCAGGGTCTACCGGGTTCGCGACCAGGGTCGGGATCGGGCTGGCCGGGGTGTTGTCGGGGATGTTGAAGGCGGTTCCTGTCTGTACGCTCATGTGGTGCTCTCCTTTTCGGGTCGCGAGCCTCAGGGTGAAGACCACCCGCGTGGCTCTGCGGCGGTGGTGGTGCCTGGAAAAATCTTCTGGCATTTCTGCTCCGGGGAGAATCATAGCACAGGCCGGGATTTTTCGCCCCGTCCAAATTTTGGACTAGGCATAGACCTGTGCGCCTGTTCCCGCAAGGAACTTCTTGGCGAAACCGTTCTTGGTCATCATGCGGATTCGGCCGTTCGCATAGACTTTGTGAGGCCATTGAACGTTGGAGAGCCTGAGCATGGGGTATCCGTCGCAGCGGCAGTTGGGCGCTCCGCCTGCGTTGTAGCGGCCGAGAGTCGAGCGGACTCCGATCAAGGATTCGGGGTTTGGAGGATCGTCCCACCTCACCAACACTCCCTGCAAATTTCGGTGCGATTCCCTCACTCTCTGGTCTCGGCTCGTCTGCCACTCGTACCACGGCAAGTCCAAATCTTCCGCCCGCGCCTGGGTCAAGGCCATCGCGGATTTGCTCGTCTCGGTTCTGGCGATGAGGTTAGCTTTGCTTTTCACCAGGTGGGGAATTTTATTCTGGAGGTATCCCGCGATCGCTTCAGCCCGGTAGCCACCCTGCTCAAGCTCCGAGATTTCTTCGTTCACGCTGGCGCGAATCTCTTCGGGAATGCTCGAAATCAGGCTGGCATTTTCTCTGACGAGTTGCCGCACGCGGTCCCCGACGTCGCCCTCCATCTCGTGTTTCAGGGCTTCGTAGATTTCCCTTCCTCGCCCGCCCTTGCGCGCGGCCTCGCGCCAGCTTCTGGCGTTGGAAGCCATCGTGTGCGTCACCATGCGAGCGGCGATGCTCTCGGCGGATTGCTGGAGGAAGTTCTGGAAGCGCATCCAGTCGGAGAGGGCGGAGACGATCTGGCCCAGGCTCGCCATCTCGGGAAGGTCCAGATATTCGGAGACGAGGTTGAGGATTTGCGCTCGATAGTCGGCTTCAATGCGTTGAGACGGGCTCCACTCGGTTCCGAAGGCCATCGCTCACTCTTCGTCGTCCTCTCGCACGAAGTACCCGTCACGCAGCAGCATCTCCTCGACCAACGCGGGGGAATCGACCGCGACCTGTTGCTGCCCGTCGACGATGACGCCTTCCTCTTGCGGGGTTCCCTCGGGCGGCGGCGCCATCACCTCCAGCGGCTTCTGCTTCGCTGCTTCGAAGTAGGATTGGAACTCCGGCGTGGCGCTGGTAAGTTCGAGGCTTTGGTCATCGATCGTGGCAACCAGGGTTTCAGTATTATAGACTTTCATAACATTCACTCCTTGAAGAACTTCCCCGCCGCCAGCGAGTCCATGTAGGCGAAGGTCTTGGGGAAGCGCCGCGCCAGCCGGTCCCTTCTCCCCCCTCCGGAGCACCACTCGTTCCAGTTCACGGCGAACCACTCGCTCTTGTTCGTCAGCGCGTAGCCGTTGTGCGGCGCCAGCTTCCCCAGGATCGGGCGGTTCTTCTTTCTCCGTTCCAGGGCCTCGTAGTCGAACTCGTGGGCCGGGACCTTCAGGGCCTGCGCCGCCTTGAGCCTCGTGGCCTTGTATTCGTCGAGCATCTCGGCGAAGGCCGGGACCATCGCCTGCCGGTTCATGCCCTTCATTTGGGACTTCGTCGGGTCGGTGAGGTAGTCGACGTGGTGGCCGACCTCGTGGCAGAGGATCTCGCCCATCGACTGAGATTCCCTGCCGTGCTGGAGGCCGATGGAATCGTGGCCGGGCCAGTACCAGCCGGCGTCGCCCTCGCCCATCTCGTGATCGACCGAGACCGTGATCGGCTCGGCGAGCAGGCGGGAGTCCACGCCCGCGGACTCGAAGATCTGGCCCAACGAAGAAATAACTCCGGCGCAGTCGCCCTCGGGGTTCCGGCAGAAACCCTTGACCGACTCCCTCGTGGCGGCGCGGTTCGAGCGCGAGCCAGCTTGGACATTCGAAGCCTTGCCAGGCGGCGGAGGAGAGATGGATTTCTTCTGCTCCTCGGCTGGCTTCTCTTTTTCTCCCGCTGCACCTCCCTCGTGCCCCTTGCTCGTGAATTGCCCGCCGCCCTCTCCAGACCGCACGCGGGGGTGCTTGCTCTCTTCCCACTTCGCGTCCCACTCCTCGTCAGTCGACTCCTCCGAGTCGTCCTGGCCGGTGTCGGAGATGATGATGAACCCGCCGGACTTCGAGGCGAGGTCCGCCAAATTTCTCAGGGTCTTGCGCACGCTGCTCGGAAGTTCGGGCTCGATGCTCCGCTCGGCGGCTTCGTTGGCGATCTCGGAGGCCTCGGAAGAATGCCCCCGGGTGAGGAACTCCGAGAGTAGCCCGTCTCGTCTGCCCACGGTGTGCAAGACGTCGCGGAAGCCCGAGACGCTGGCGAGCTGGCCGAGCCATCCGTCCTCGTTGTAGAGAGAGTAGCTCATCGGATCAAGGCTCCCTTCAGCTCTGCCAGGTTCGCAGCCTGCCGCATCGTGCCAAGGCGGAAGGCACCGACGCCCTCGCGGTAGTAGTACCGCTCCGTCTTCTCGCGGCGGTCGACGACCACCGTGAAGGATCTCACCTTGAGGGATTTCGCGGATTCTTCTTTGGCTCTCTTGCACTCCGGCCTCATATTGACCCTGCCGGTCGCTTCAGGATCGATCAAAGTTTTCACTTCGATAGCTACTTTTGGCCTATCTTGAGACGGCCACAAGAGGTCGAACGGCGCGTTGTCGGGGGTGCTCTCCGCGTCGAGGGCCTTCGTGATTCGCTGCTCGGACTCGAAGCTAATGGCCTCTTTCTCGGCGGTCAGGGGCTTGTAGTTCTTCAGCGCGGCGGCGCGCCTCTCTTCCCGACTGCGCTCGCGCTGCGGGGAGCGCGCTCCGGCTTCTCGGGCTCCTGGGCCTTCGCGCCCTCTCCGCCCTTGGAGGTGAACTGGCCTCCACCTTCTCCGCCCTTGACTCTCGGGTGAGCCTCTTCTCTCCACGGCGCGTCGTCGGCCACTTTCTCGGGCTTTGTGCTGCCTGTCTTGGCGTGGCGTTCAAGGAGTTTTGATATGAAGGAGCGCTCTTCCTCCAGAGAAGCTCGGCGCTCCTCCGGGTCTTTCCATTTCCAGAGATAAGATTCGTTGGCTAAAAAACCGTCGATGATTTCTGCGGCTTTGGCGAGATACCTTGCTGGTAAGTTTGTCCTTTCTTTGGCCTGGAGGATCACCGGCCCAAGGTATTTTTCTTTTCCGAAATCATCGTCTGTTGGGATTGAGTCGAGATAGGCCAGAAAGTTCTGGAGGTTGGATTCTTGTACCGGCTCTCTAAAACCTTCATCGTGGCTTCCTTTGTCATGGTTTCGGAAAATATCGAGAACGTCCTGAGCATGATCATTTTCGTATGACGCTGTTCCCCATGCTCCATCCTTTGCGATCATTTCCGGCTTCTTTTTCGTCGCCAGCACCTTGTCGATGAACTGCCCGACAGGGACAGCTTCCATCGAGCCGAAGTGCCGGGGGTCGGTGTAGCTGTCGAAGAACGCCTTGCTCGCGTCGCCCTCGGAGGGAAAATCCAACATGCACTTCTGCTCGTCCGGCTCCTTGAATCCCGGAGACTTCAAGGTGGTGACGACGTAGACGGTCTCCGATTTCGGGTCGGGGCCCAGGAAGACGTCGACGTGGTCACCGTCCACGCCCTCGGTCCTTCGGATGTACCCGTAGTCGTGGCTCATGCGGACGCGCCATTCGAGCCCTTCAGCCGAGTGGCCGACGCGCTCTTTCCCGGCCGGGGTCTCGATCGACACGTCCAGGCCGTGCCATGTCGCGCGCTTCGGGATCGAGCGGGCATCCTTCGTCGGCTCCAAGTCGGAGCGCAAGGGAGCGGCTTGGTCAACCGCGCCTTTTTTTGAGGCAGTTGCGCCTGTGCTCTCCGGCTCTATTTCGGGCAGAGACGCTGCGTCTCTCGCTTCGCCCTTCTCTTGCCCGAGGCTCGCGAGTCCTTGGAACCCCTGCCGGGTCTCGAAATGCGGTCCGCCGTTCCCTTCTTTCGCCTCGGCGAGCGTGGCGTCTCTCACCTGATTCCCGTCATAGCGCACGGCCAGCATCTTCGCGCCCTTCGACCAGATGGAAAAATCGCGCTTGTGGTCTTCGGGAGTCCACCCCTCTTTTTTGAGGAAGGCAGCCACGACGTCCGGGCCAACCTCTTTCTCTTGCGGTTCCCCGCGGGCCCTCTTGAGCTTCGTCAGCGCGCTCTCTTCCCTCTTCGGGCGGTCGTGCTTCGTCGGTTCGTGCCTGGTGAAGCTCGTCACCCCGCCCTGGCCTTGGGGGACGGACTGGCCCGCCTTCTGCCCGCTCGCCGCGCGCGGGTGGAGCTTCGGGTCCCAGGCATCGAGCAGGTCCTTGAGCCCCTCCATCCCGCCGCCGCCGTCCGTCTCCTCGTCGCGGAATTTCCGGACTTTCGGCTTCCTGCCGGCGAGTTGAGCCACCATGCTCTTGATCTTGTCGGCCAGCGTCCGCTTTCGGTCGCCCTCTTCGGCGGGCTTGCCGAGGGCTTCGCGCTCCATCTGGCGCGAGACCTGAGAAGACGCGCTGGGGATCGAGATGCCGTGAGTAGAGAGCTTCGGCTGGCCCTTCGCCCTGACTCCCCCGCCTCCCAATCCGCCAGACCCCTCTTCGGGCAATTTCCCTTCCTGGCCCCCGAAGCCTCCCATCTCCTCGCCCGGCATCTCGGGCTCGTCCGAGGCCGCGTCGATCATCTCGTCTGTGATGTTGGTGAAGATTCCGGTCGAATCTCCGAGCTGGCGAAGTTCCTTCAGGGCAGTCTTCTTGCCGATCACCCCGGCGTTGTAGGCCGCCAGGACGGGCGCCGACCACTTGTCGGCCAGCTCGCCCTTTTCTTCCTCCGTCAACACCCTGACGGACGGGAACTTGAAGTCGAGGTCGTCGGGCACGTCCCCGAACTCGGACATGCAGATGACGGGATACAGCTTCTCGACCTGCGGGCGGATGCGGGAGTCCTGCTCCATGGCGATGGTCTCCTCGTAGTACCGCTCGTCGGCGTCGTTCGACTGCCCCAGTCCGGTGATGGTCCGCCCGAAGAGTCGGGTCACCGGAATCTGCGCGGCCCCGGCGACGTCCATCTGAAATTGAGCATAGACTTCTCCCAGCCCCGAGAAGGAGTACTGCGTGGCGAAGAGCTGTCCGTCCTTCGGCAGTATCAGCATCGACTGGTTCGAGAGGAGCTGGTTCTGCGCCTCCATCCTCTTGTAGAACTGCTCGAGGGCTTGCTGGCTCGACCCCACGCCGGAGAGAAACTGCGCGAGGTCGTTGTTGGTCTGCGCCAAGATTTGGGCGCGGAAAAGGAGTTGAAGCATCGACCACGAGGCGTTGTCGCGCTTCTTCAATTCCTCGAAGGCCAACTCCAACACGGAAATCCCCCAGTACATTTGAGCCTGAAACTCCGGCTTGGGAACTTCTGGACCGAGGAAGCGGAGGATGCGCGAGGAGTGAACCATGAAACTCTGCCCGCTGTCCGGCAGCGTGCATTGGTAGAACTCCGGAAGCCCGAAATCGTTCGGGCGGTCGAAGTCCGAGGAGATTTGGCCGTAGGGCCAGATGCCCACCCAGCGGTCGAAGGGGATCAGCCCGAGGAAGGAGTGGGGCGAAACGTCGTCGATGTCCAGAGGCTCGTCCAGGTGGTCCTCGTGGCCCTTGATGCACATCAGGCAGCCAGCGCCTCCGTAGAGCCGCGCCCACTTGACGGCCTGCTGGATTCGGGCGACCGTGTGCGTCCGCGCCACGATGCGGTCGAAGCGCTGGATGTCGTCCGGCTCCAGGTCGCTCTCCAGGCGGCACCAGGCGCGCGTCATGTCGCTCGCCGGCAGATCGACGATGCGGCGGCTGACCCAGGAATTCCGGTAGAGCGTCAGCATCAGAAAGTAGTTGTAACTCAATCGCACCATCTGGTATTCGGTGCCCTCGGGAAGAGAGCTAGTTCCGTAGCCCATGCGGGCCGCGAAGTTGCTGAAGTAGTCGAACCCCGCCGAGCGCGCGACTTCCTCTATGGCGGTCTCGCCCTCCGGCAAGGCGTCGGTCAGGACCACCCCGCTTCGCAGCGTTCCGTCCCTGTTGTGGCTTCTCTTGTCGACCACCGAGAACCCGCTACCATTGTCACCGGCCATCTGCGGCCCTCCGAAGGCATGTGCCTGGGCGCAATGTAACACAGTTCGACGGCCGAGGGTTAGATTTATTTCGACGCGCTGGAATTTGAGGATATTTTTATTGCAATCTATTTGCATTTGCTTTACAATTTACCGATATGAGACAGAGACCAAACACCAAGGGTGGATTGAGAGTCGTTTTGCCGCTCGAACTCATTCAGGCGCTCAAGCGGGAAGCCGAGGATGGCCCGACGCTGATTTCAATCGTCGAGTCTGCGTTGAGGGAGCACGTCATCAGAAGGGAATTGGCTCAGAGCAAGAAGAAAGGGCGCTCTGTCCAAAATTTGGACAGGCAGAGATGAATCTGTGCAATTAACTCGCGGCGAGATCGGCGACCTCATTACGGCGCTCAACCAAGCCATCGAGTTGAACGAGATGAACGTGCGCTCGGAGCTTCCCCCGAAAGGCGCGCGCCTGACGCCGGAAGAGCGCGAGGACCGCGACGAGTGGCAGGGCAACATCCTGGTCTTCAGGAGACTCCGCCGGAAGCTAGTGCGAGTTGAAAACGAGAAAGCGAGATAGCATGGCGATCATCGTGTTGAAGGAGTGGAGGGTCAAGCTCGTGGACAACCCGAAGCCGCTGATCCTCTACTCGGACGAGGACCTCGCCAACCTCGACAAGCTGCTGATGAACTCGATCTCGATCGAGCCGACTGGCAGGTGCGGGCTCGGAACGGACGGCAAGAACACCTACGACGGGCACCCCTCCAGGGGGCTGGTGCGGACCAGCAAAGGGATGGTTTTAGAGGAGTAGATCATTCTGAGCTAGGAGGCAGGAGATGACTCAACCTAAGTGGTGGGGGACGTTTCATACGCTGTGGACATGGGCTGTCGGCAAAGAGGGCTATGAGAAGAAGCTCTGGAAGAAGCTTGAGGCGGAGATCGAAGAGGCCGCTGCCGAGGCGCAAGCCGCTACGGTGGAGAGGTGCATTGACGCAATGAAGCGTGCGGACGGAGCGTACAACCCGAATGCCGAAACGCTAATTCGCCAGCTCTCTCCCTCCCCAGACCCGCTGGCCCGCGTGCGGCTGGAGGCGAAACTGGAAGAGGCGGAGTTGACGCCCCACGATGATATGAGTCATATACCCGGAGGGAAGAATACTCACTGCCGGAAATGTGCGCGCGTCGCCGATCTCGAAGAGCAGCACGCGGCATTGGGAAAGTGAGGGATTGTGGGACCAGAAGATAATCCGATAGACGATAATCACGGCGCTGCAAGCGAGGAAGAGGCCGAGTTCTGGAACGCTCTAGAAATCGCATGGTGTGAGTTCCGCGCCGGTAAAGACCCGAGTGAATTTACCAAGGACGAAATGTTCCAGCAAGGGTACGGAATGGCGTGGAGAGACTGCCATAAAACGCTGAGCAAGTGAGTTTGTGAGCGCGTGCGGCGTGGCAGCGCCGGGTAAGCGGTATCACGACCGTGGTAAGTTCGACCAATGAGAAGCGCGTACTGCCTATCGAGAGGCTAGCATCCCCGCGTGGACTTGGTCGGACATGGTGCCGGGTGGGGAATCCGGCCACGCGCTCTCCAGGAAGGCGCAATCACGCAGGAAGGGAGTGAATCGCCAATGACGAACACTGGAAACCCCGAGAGGACCATCGACTGTTTCATTTGCGGAGGCGCTCGATACCTCGGCCTGACGCATAGTTGCGGATCATCGGGACTTCCGAGGCCGTCCCTGGTGCCAAGAACCTCAGCCGACGATTTGCTGGATTGGTTGCTTATCGAAAATCGCTGGCTGAGGGGCGATCTTGAAAGGGCGAAAATACTGCTTCAGGGCCGCTGAGTAAAACGATCCGGCAGAGGCGCAACCGGCGCGAAGAGGACGGTGAGGCTAGGCGATGAGAAACATCCTCCCGAAAAAACGTAAATGGATTTATGTCCAGAATCCGAAATCCTAAGGGATTACATGTGATAAGTGTGGCGGAACCAAGATCGAGTGGAGTGAGTTCGAGCACCTTATTTGGTGCTATGACTGCAAAATAGATACAGCAGGAACGAAAGGGGTTTTTGATGGCCCAATCCCTATCAATGCCGCTGGGCTTATTGGAATGAGCTTTGATCGTTTTTACCTTAAATCGCGGAGGCTCACGACATGGGACGGTAAGTTCAAGCGCACTCTAGTCTGAGTGCCCAGATTGACCCGCGCCCAGCCGGTACCGACGGGAGGTAAGGGCGGACGGGTGACAAAGCCGGCGTGAGAGGGGGAGGACACAGATGCCCGGAAATTTAGACGGTTTAGTTGATTGGCTCGAACGTGAAGCAACACAGCGCATCCAGAATGCCAAGAGCCGTCGAGAGTATTCTTCTGCTGTGAGAAATGCTACGACAGCGGAACTGCGTTACGCCAAGGACTTGGCCGAGAAAATGGCTGGGCATAGGCTTGAGGTGAGTGCCAGCAAAAAAGCTGCCGCTGAATCCGCAGACATTGACGATCGCATAGCGAGCAAGTTGGAGGCCGAGGCTCGGCAACTCAAGCAGTGGGCCGAGGCGATGAAAGGGGAAGGACATGAATAGGGACGAGGCGTTTGAGAAGTGGTTTAAGGAATACGAAAAGCTCATTGTCGGATATCCTAACGAGACTTCAAAGATGGCATCCTTTCTCACGAACGATGCTTGGAACGCCGCCTGGGATACTGCCTTGCTCAAAGCGGCGAAGGCGCAGTGTGACTGGTGTAATGCTGGAAGGATTCCTGTTAGAAACGCCGATGGAGTTTATTGCCATAGGGACCAATCAGGCGATGATCTAATATGTGCAGCTAATCCAGAGCACCGCCTCCGCTCCCAGGCGGGGAAGTGAGGATGGGATGATCGGCCTATCTGTCGGAGATTTCGTTCTAGTTTCCCTGCTACTGGTTTTCCTTGGCTGGCTTCTTGGTACGATTGGCGAGGAGAACTGGTGGCTTGTCAAACCGGGGCTTTTCTGGAAGCTGATTGAGCGGAGGAGGAACCATGCTGACTGACGAGCAACTGGAGCTGTTGAAATGCAGCCATTGGTCGGCACCACCCAGCCCGCACATCAAGGCATCTCGGGATGCTGCGGAGGAGATTTGCCAACTGCGCCAGTCTCTCGCGGAGGCCGAGACATTTCGCAAGGCATCCGTGACGGCCCACGAACTCGATGCCAAGCTATTTAGGGATAAACTCGCGGAGGCCGAGCAAAAGAATGACAGGCTGCGTGCTTTGGTAGTTTCACAGCTTCCATCAGAGAAGGAAATTGAGGACGTAGAGCAATATATCAAGCATGGGAAGTGCAGCGGAGATGCCCCGATTACGCTGCGAGCAAGATTGTTGATCGCCGAGAGGCAGAGGGACGAGGCACAGCGAGCCTCGCGGAACTGGGAGGCCAGTTACAACGCTGCGGTCCGAGAGCGAGATGCGGCACAGGCTGAGTCACGACGGCTTCGGCCACTGACTTGGAAATGTCCCACTTGCGTGCACACTTATATTGGCCACGACAGTTTTCCTTCATGCCCTAAAGACGGCAGCGAATTGGTCCCTCAATCGCCTCAGGAAAAAACTAGCCCCGGACAGCTCTTGCTGGACCGCCTCGACGCGGCAGAGAAGGAGCGCGATGCGGCACAGGCGAAGTGCGCGGAGATCATTCGTACCGCGCATCGTTTTCTTGAAATTCTAGCAGAAGGAACATCAAAGGGCCGCCCTGTTGACGCGATCCCAAACTCGTCTATGAAATACCTGAAGGACTTTGAGGACTCCATTTTCCTGAGCAACCCCGGCCAACCCTTGCTCGACCGCCTAGCCGCGTTGGAGGCCGTGCGGGAAGCGGCGGGAAAGATTCGCCATTGGCATGATACGCTTTACAACCAGTCTACCGGAGAAACAGAAGGCATGGTCGTATCGGCGGATGCCGTCAGAGGATTGTGGAAGGCCCTCGCCGCCGCGCAGAAAGTCCTTGCAGCCGGCGCCCTGAAGGAGCAACGAACTTGAATAAACACAGAGTCTCGCTCGCCCTCTCCGGCGCTGGGGTCTTCGTGGGCGTTGGGGGAGCCATCTTCTACCATGCCACCCTCCGCCACAGCCTCGCCTTTTGGGCCGCGCTCTCCGGGGCGTGGGCGTTCGACTGCTTGGTGAGGGAACTCATTGGAGGGAAAAAATAATGTGGGCTTGGGAAGGCTTGCTTCCGGTCTTGATCGCGATGCTGTTCGCCGCCGCGATCGTCGATTATTTCCTCAGAACCTACGCGATCACGCGCCGGATCTCCGTGGGCGACATGAAGGTCGAGGCGACCAGCATGGAGGACGCCAGGGCGTTGATGGAGCTTCTGGAAAACTATTCTAAGGAGAAATGAAATTGAGCAACGAGAAGCTGACCTTACTCATTTCAGTAGCAGCCTCTGCGGCCGCGCAACAAGTCCAAATGGGAAGGGGATCGGATTATGCCTGCCAAGTCGTCTTTGATTTGGGCATGATTCCAGATAACAAACTCCCCAAGACCAAGGAAGGACTCAGGAATGCGGCAGCGGATTGGATCGACTACAATTTCAACGAAGGCCCTCGCCCTGCATGGTCGAAGTGATTCTCACGCCATCACTCTCTGCTTTTCAGCCTCTCCGTACTTGGGGTCGAGCACGCGCCACTGGGGAACGCAGGTGGCGACGTAGTAGCGGCAGGCGTCGGGCGAATGCGAGTTCGCGTGCAGCGGCTTCTCCTCCCCGCGCTTCGCCGCGTTGGGGTCCCAGGCGTAGACCTCGAAATCCTTGATGACCTGCCGGCACCGCTCGCGGTGGAAGCGGATCAGCCCCCTGGACAGGCAGATGGCCGTCCGGTTGATCCCCATCTTCACGTCGTTCTCGGCGTCCGTCACCCAGTAGCCGCGGCTGGATAGCTCCAGCTTCATCGAGGCTGCCGAGGGATCGACGACGAACTGCGGGTTGCGGTCACCCCTCAGCTTCTCGCCGAGCCAGTCGGCGTACTGCGCGTCGGTCTTCTGCCTCTGGTCGGCCTCCGGCCCGGGATCCCAACGCCACTCGTCGACGCACCACGAGACCTGGCCGTCGTCGCGCCAGTCCAGCGCCACGAACGGGCACGACGTCCCGTAGTCGATCGAGATCACCCGCTGGTGGTGCGCGCCGGGACCGTAGAAGCCCTCCGGGAGGTCCGAATCGACGAACGTTGACTTCTCGTTCCAGGCGTCGCCGTAGATCGACCCGCCGGCCATCACCCACAGCCCGAGGATCAGGCGCTGGTAGAAAAGCCCCTTGAAGAGCTTCTCCTGCGCCGAGACGAACTCCGGCGTGAGGTTGGGGTTGTCGCGCATCGTGCAGTGCATCGACCACAGCAGGCCCGCCCTCCTCAGTTCCTCGTTGTCGAGCACCTTGGCCTTGATGTAGTGCGACGGCGTGTCGGTGTTCGTCGTCGCGTACAGGCGCGCGCCCTCGGGGGACATGCGGGTGAGGAGCATGTTCCAGAAGTCCTCCGGCATGAGCGTGGCCTCGTCGCAGACGGCGAAGCCGACCGTCAGGCCGCGGACGTACTTCTCCGAGCCCTCGTCCTTCGCCCCGATGACGAGCCAGTCGGAGCCGCAGAGTTTGAGGTAGCCGGACTGGTGGTTGTAGACGTAGTTGCGGGGGCCGACGATCGAGAAGAGGTCCTTCAGGACGTTCTGGAAGATCGTCGCCTTCGTGACGCCGGTGAAGACCCTCCACCCCTTGACGGGGTAGCGGCATCCGTAGAGGGCCTTCGGGTGCAGGGCCCAGGTCTTCCCGCTCCGCACGCTGCCGTGGAGGATGTTGAGGCGGCGGTCCTCGTCCGGAGGGCGGTAGGCGAAGGAGGCGAGCCGGGGACCAAAATTGAGCGCTTTACCCATCGCGGCGAGTATGGGGGATGCGGCGGGGGAAGGTCAAGCGGGGCGGCGAGATTCCGAACACGACCTCGCATTTGAAAATCGCGTAAACTCGGCTTTTCGGGAATCCTCTCAATCGGCGCCAGCGCTTCTGCCGGACCGCCGCCAGGAATTTCCTCAGCGATCTGAAGCTCAGAGCCCGCGCTCCGATCATCTTAGGGCTATGCATGCGGCAACCTCTCCTCGACCGCGCCCTCGAGCCGCTCGGCCGACTCGGCCATCTCCCGCGCCGCCTCTTGAATCAAGACGTCCTCGACCGGGCCGAGCTTCGCCGCCGCGACCCGGAGCCTGACGGAGACCTGGCGCATAATGCGCCTCAATTCGGGGAGGATCGACGCCGCGGACCGCAGCCCGCTCGCCGCCCTGCCGGGCTCCTCGGAGCGGTTCCAGTCCTTGGCGCGGCAGTTGGGGCACATCCTCGGAGGCTGCTCGGGGTCGAGTGCCAGCCACTCGTAGTGGCAGCGGTCGCAGTCCCAGACGAGGCGCTGGAGGGCGCTCATCAATGACCGCCCTTGGAGAAGAAGTCAATAGCAACCTTCGCCCCACGGCCACGAAGAGAAGCCAAAACAGCATCCAAGCCTTGAATCGAGTCATCGAAGGCCTCCCTCCCCTCCGGAATCCGGCACGACCCCCTGCCCGCTGAAGTTGCCCGGGTTGACGTAGCCGGGGCCGACGAGAGGGTTCGGCTGCAACGGGTTCGCCGTCAAGCCGTAGGGGTTCCAGAAGGTCGCCGGCGCCGGGCGCTTGTCGAAGACCACCCTGCCGTGCTGCGGGCAAGCCCACGACAGCGAAGAGAACGGCTCGGCGCGCCTCTGCATCTCGTCGCAGCAGCAGCGCGAAGAGCTCGCCGGATCCGAGGGCTTCTCGGCATCGTCCCACGGCCCCTTGATGCAGCCCTCGACGATCCCCCTGACGGCTTCGGAGACCCCGACGTCGCTGTGACGCCCCTCGGTGAGCGCCGAGATGTAGTTCGTGATGCGCCGCGCCAGCTCGTCGCGGAAGAGTCTCGAGGCTTCCGGCGCGACGACCTCCGCCGTCTCGCCCTCTTCCGGCTCGGGGAAATAGGGGCGAAGGACCTCTTCGACGCTTTCGCGGTACAGCAGCCCGAGGCCGTCGCCGCTCGACGACCGCAACTCTAGGCTGTCGGCCGGGCCGGCGGGGCCGGTGAACAGCCGATCGCAGATTTCCTTGACCGGGTCGCGCTCTTTCTTCTGCTCTGCCATTCTTCACCTCTCACTTGAAGTTTCGAGCTCCATGTCACTGATATTTCGGCGCGATCTTGTAGCCGTTGCCGTGGCACCCCGAGCACGGCTGCGGGATGTCCGTGACCGTGACGCAGAGTTCATTGACTTCCCACTTGCCGGACGGGTAGGGCCTGAGGCCCGTACCTCCGCATTCCTCGCACTTGTGCGGCATATCCTCACCTCTCGCTTGAAGTTTCTCCCGCAACTCGCTGGCGCTTCGGCGGTATCGCCACCGGCTTGGGCGGCTTAAGGTTCGCGGGAGCCGAAGGGTTGACACCCTCCCGCGGCCCAGCGCGCTCGTCGAGCTTCGCCAGAAACCACCCGGCGAAGAACGACGCGAGCCCGATTCCGGCGACGGCGGTCCACATCATTTCTTCACCTGAGGCTTCACCGGCGCCAGGGACGCTTCCGGCTGCGGCGCGACCCTCACCAGCGACCCCGTCCGGTAGTCGAGCGTCCAGTCCGAGCAGGGGCTCAGGCTCTGCGCCTTGCACTCCTCGGCGACCAGCTCGTTGCCGTCGGTCAAGGCTTGCTGGAGCTCCTGCGCCACGGTCCGGAAGGCCATCTGGCCGGTCTTCGTCAGCGGCCGCGTCTCGGGCGGCTTCGGCTGCTGCGGCGCGGCTCCCTGGGCGGCGAAGGCCCCGAGGGCGAGGATGGCTGCCAAAATCCATTGGGTTCTCATCGGCTCTCCTCTGTCCAAAATTTGGAATCTCAACTGTTACTTGAAGTCTTCTCTCTAAAGCTCGCAGCGGTCGGTCAGTTGGCGGATCAAGCGCTCGACCGACTCGATGACGTCGTTGTTGCGGTGGAGTTGGAAAGCGAGCACAACGAAGTTCGCGTCGGCTTTCTCGACTTCGGCGCCCTTCTCGGCTTTGTCATCAGAAGGATTAGAGCGAAGCGTCGATTTGATCCGATCCGCCAGCGCGGTCGCTGCCTTCTTGAGCAATTCGCAGGCGCGAGCTTGCCTGTCCAGTTGCTCGGTCACCTGCGACCGGCGCCCGGCCGTCGGCTTGCTGTCGATCCCACTGGTTTCATAGGCTTCCCGTTTCATCTCTCCTCCTCCGGTGATTGTGTTTTGCCTTGCATCTCTTTCGCCGCCTCTCTTGGACGAGATCGCGTCCCCGGGCGGATACGGCGGGGAGCCGATAGAGGCGACCGACAGACCGGTGACCGTCCCGCCTCGGCTGACCTTTGCGACGGTCACGCTGCTGGACCCGGAGCGTTTCGGGGGCCCGGCGACGTCCCCGGCGCCGGTCTTCCGCTTCTTCTCCATCACTTCGCGCCTCTCTTCTCGACTGCCGGCTTCGAGGCCGACTGGTCGTTAAGCACCCCGCGAATCCACTCCGAAAGTCCCAGCCCCTTTTCTGCCGCCTGGGCCTTCCACTTCTCCACCTCTCGGCTCTCGGCTCGGAGCTTGATCGTCGCGTCCTTCGGCATGGGGAAACGATACTGCGAGTGTGGGTACAAACGCAAGGGAAATCTGCTATACTTCAGCGAGGCCGAGACGCCGCGTGGAACGGCGCCCGGCTTCTTGGCAAGTCCGCGTCACAGGAGGACGCCTTCATGCCCGAAAACAATCATACCACCGAAACCCGGCTCGCCCGGAGAGATCAGGTCCTTGACCGCCTGGAGCGATGCCGGGAACTTTTGAACGAATGCAAGACCCTCAAAGACGCCGTAAAGCTCGCGGCGCTCAGCGAGGCCGCGAAAGCCTACGCGAAACGGGTCGGCGTCAGCAAAGAAGTCATCGCCGAGGCCTCCGCACTCAGGGTCGAGGCAGAACGTAAGCTCGGCCAGATTTTGGAAAAGACACCAAAAGCTAAGGCTGGCCGCCCTGAAAAAATAAATCGGTTACCCAGGTTACCAATTTCCGAGACTGATGAAATTGACAAGCCGGAAACGCTCAAGGCCGCCGGTAAGGCTGGCCGCCCTGAAAAAATAAATCGGTTACCCAGGTTACCAATTTCCGAGACTGATGAAATTGACAAGCCGGAAACGCTCAAGGCCGCCGGCATTCCCAAACACGTCAGCGTCAGAGCACAGAAGCTTGCTGCGATTCCCGAAGAAGAATTCAAGGCCAAGATTGACGAGACGAAGGAAGCAGGCAAAAACATCACATTCTCGACTTTCATTGAGCGCGAAGCCGCCCATCCCGTACTCGAGTGGATTCGCCGCGGAATAACTCTCCGCAAACAATATGATTCGATAGAGTGGCAAGATGAGGAATTGATCGAAGTGAAGTCGTCTTCCCCTCAACTCAGAACGTGGCTCCTCAGCATGAGCATCGCGGCCGTCCCGGAGTCTCAATCCCAGCTTCGCGTCAGACCGCCGGAAGGCAGCAAGTGGAGCCAGAAGGGATGGAGTTATTTCTTGCAGGCTTACAAGCGGGAACCAAACGAGGCCGAGTGGGAACCGTACCAGAAGGGGCGTCTTTAGCTATTGCCCTTCCCCGTCTTCCCTCGCCGGGCGCAGCAGCGCCTCAGTGATTGCCGTTTCCCTCCGCCCTGACTTGCTCCTCTGGTGAGACGACCTCCGCCGTCACGTCGGCCGAGGGCAGCAGCTTCTCGATCCCCTGGCGCGCCAGCTTGCGGTGCTCGGTCTGGAATTCCTTGAGGAGGTCGCCGAGCGTGTCCTGCGGAGAGTCGACCGTCACCCGGGCGCCGTACTTGTGCGGGTCTAGGCGCGCCAGGACCCACTTGAGCGTGTCCACCTTCAGCTTGCGGTGCTCCGTCATGTCCCGCTGGTGAACCTCCCGCACGCGCTTGAGCTTGCCCGGCCCGTCGCCGATCTCCTTCGTGATCTTGACCAGGCCCTCTTCCTGCTCGCTCGCCGTCGCAAGCATCTCTTCGTAAAGGACTTCCTTCTGCGCCTCCCGTGCTTTGGTGTATATCTCAAGAAATCGCTTGTGGGTCATCAGCCAGGTGAACACCGTGGCCGGGGTCGGGAAGTCGTCGCTGCTGGCGCAGATGTGCTTCAATCCCTTGGGGGTCGTCGCGATCAGCCGGCAAAGCCGGAGGCCTACTTTGTGGGAGTATTTGGTGGGCCTTCCGCCGTTCTGCGCCTGTCCTGCACTCATGCCGTGGAGTTTACGCCGTCCGAGGGGTTTCGGTCAAGGCTTGACCGCGAGCCAGCCAGCGAAGCACATCCAGCGCCAGAAGCACTCGGCCTATGAAATGGTAGGAGATTGCGATTCGATCCCGATGTCCTCAACCTGAATTTCTGGAAACTCCTTTGGAATCTGCCGGGGGTCTCCATTGAAGAACACAAGGACGTTCTGGTGCGTCTTCCCCAGCTTGCGGTACTTCCCGAAGGCAGTCCCGATGCGGATAGGCAGGCTTCCGACCGCAGTTACTAGAATAGCCTCGTTGTACAGCTTCATGTCCGCAGACTCAAAGGCCGCAATGGTGTCCGAAACGAAGTTCCGATAGAACCCTTGCTTATCCCGGTAATCACCCACCACGAAGCACGCGAAGCGATTGGGCTTGAGCATCCCGCACGACACGCGAATTACCTGCCTGTACGCGTCCAGAAACTTTTCGTGGGGCATTGTCGAGAGATCACGTGGATCGGAGCTGTAGACTTCTAAATCGCCGTAGGGCGGGCAGGAAAAGACCAGATCGTAACTCCCCGGCGCGAGAGCCGCTGCTTTCAGGGCGTCGCCCTCAATCCATTGCACGCGCCCGAAGTCCCTCTTTACTGCCCAGCCATTTGAACCTACGGCGAAGATGTCTTTGGCCTGTTTGCGGTTTGCGGCAAGCTGGCCCTTTGAGAGTTCGATGCCAACGTAGCATAGGCCCAGGACTCCCGCCACTATGCCCCGCACGCTTCCCCCAGCAAAGGGGTCGAGCACATGACCCTTGGGTGGGCAGAACCAGCGGTAAATCAGCTCGCAGAGCGTCGGATCAAAGATACTCGTCCCGCTCGCCTCTTGGTTCACATCCGAGCCGTCGCGGTTGTACTTCGTGCTGCTTTCCGTCATCGGGCCGCCACGCCACGCCACGCCCCCTCCACCTCCAGGGACCACTTTATTCGCTCGCATGTGCAGGTCCTTCCGCGCAAATTTCCCGTCCGGGCCGATTTTACTATCCGGCATCGGCGAGCCACCAGGTGCTACATTCGTTCGTTCGTTCGTTCAGCCATGCCGGTCCTTCTCCCCGCATCAGGTCTTGCCCGAAGGCTCTCGCATTCTTACCCATCTATCGGCCTGCCTCTTCCGTCGCCCCGCTGTCGTTTGCTGTAGTCTGCCGCTGGCCTTGGCGACCCGCCCGGCGACGCTGAAACTCTCTTAGCCTGCCTTGGCTCTTGAAGGCCGACGCCTGTTCTGTTCTGTTCTTGCACGCTTCGTCGCCTGATCCGCCGACGGCTTCAACCGCTGAACCGTCGCGCTAGTTTCAAGGGCCATCTTCGGTGCACCCCCGCGCCCTAGTTCACCCTTTATCCCCAGCGCAATCCACGCCCGCTTGCGGTCCTGCCAGTAGCCTTGCCGGGCGTCGAGCACAGAGAACGGAGGAACAATAAAGCGCTCGGCTAGTGTCCTACGCGCCTCTTCTGGCGTGACGCCTTCGCCGCTTCCCTGCCCGAGAGCATCCGCAAACAGCTTCGTCAATTCCTCAGGGAAGAAAAATTTATCCAAATCTGCAAGGCCGTCATCGGAGAGCGCCTTCAAGACGGCGGGGTCAAATTCGCTCAAATCGGAAGTCCTGTTATCGGCCAAGGCCAACTCTGCCTTTTGCTGGTCTGTAAGGCCCCGGCGCACCACCGCTATGATCTCGTGGCCACTCGCTTCAACCGGAACCACTTTCTCGATACCGACATTTGCGGCCGCTTCGATAACGCCGTGCCCAGCGATGATCTGCCCCTCACCGTCTATGAGGATTGACCGACCCGCGCCGTAGCTTTCAAGTGACCGCTCGATCATGCCGACGTTGCGCTCACCGTGCGTGCGGGCATTCCGCGGATCGGGCCGAAGGTCTTTGAGGCTGGAAATCTTGTGGCCGTTAGCTTTGGATTTCATCGCTTTACGTTGTACCACGAGATGCGAAGTGCCGCAATCTGAAAGAATTTGAGCCAGCGCAAAATCCAAAATTTGGACGGGAATTCAGGGAAGGTCTAAAATACATATTGACAGCGCTGTATAGTTTAGTATAATCAGCGCATGAGCAAGGGAATTATTAGCCCATCGGAAGCTGCACGCGCCCTTGGTAGGCTAGGTGGTTTAGCGACAAAGGGTATAATCACAGCCAAGAAAAAAAAGTCTGGAAGGCGCAACGCCGAAAAAGCACGGAAAGCACTTGCGCTGAAAAGAGCCTCCCAGAAATACGCCTAAAGCATTCATTCCACGTTAGTTAAAAAATCTTCGTCTTGTCCCCACTTTTCTCTTGACAGCGCTGTATAGAAAAGCTATATTTGCATCATGAACAGGATGCAAAAGGGAGCGGCGAGGAACGAGGGGCAGGAAGCGCTCCGCCTCGCATCGGTTCATACGGTCCGGTCTGGCAGCTTCGGAAACGGAACAACCAAGGCGGGGAGCACGAACGTAAAAGACTCGCACGCCCGCTGCGGTTCGATGGACAGCCGCGTTGCCATTCGACCCGAGGGTAGAAGCTAAGGCTTCGACATCAGGGTCCCGAGAGGATCAGGCGTCAACGAAGGTAGCGCCCGGACCAATTCGATCCGCCGACCAGGAAGCAGTACGGATTCCGGCTCACCGTTTGGGCCGGGCGGAAAGGCCGAAGGGTCTAGCGGTTGTACCGCTACTGAAGATGGCCGAATCGAAGGCCGAAACCCAACAAAGGAGAGAAGATCATGTCGAAATTAGCGAAGTCAGTCAGCGAAGGAGTGAAGGAACTGAAAAGTAAGAAGGCCAATCGCAAGGCGAACGTGGCCGCGAAGACGGCCCCGAAACCGAAGGCAGCGCCCAAGCCGAAGGCACAGAAACCAGTCGAGAGCAAGCCCGCGACCGCCGACCTAAACGACCCCCGCGTGCCAACCGCGACCGATGCAAAGATCACGCAGGAACCCGCGCCGGGGTTGAAAGACCTGCGCGTCTATATCAGCAACGGAACCTACGGATGCAAGGCGTGCAGCGGAACGTTCTCGGGTGTGGAAGCCGTCAACGAGCACATCAAGACAGTGCACGGCGGAGTTGAAACCACCCACTCTGCCCCGGAAGAGAAGAAAGCCGACGCAAGGGCCACGAAATCCGCTGAGAAAAAGGCGAAGGCTGCGGAAAAGAAAGCCGCGAAAGAAGCCAAGGCAACCGAGCGGAAAGCCATCAGGGAAGCGAAGCAAGCCGCGAAGAAAGCAGCGAAGGCAGCGCACAAGACCGCCTCAAAGGAATTCAGCGGAGTTGCGGAGAACGTTCGGGCGGCGATTGAAGGGCTGTTGAAAGAGAAAGGCTCCGAGCAAGGCATCGTGCGCAAGGCGGTCACCGAGGCAGTGGTCAAGGCGCATCCCGAGTACGAACCCATGAAAGCGAACCTGCCCATCTCCACCACACTTGAAGGGCTGGTGCGCCGTGGAGTGCTCGTTTCCAAGGCGTCAAAGGAATCGGGCCACAAAGTGTATCTCTTGGCGAGCGGTGCCAAGGCGGAGAGCTTCCAGCAGATCACGGGAAAATGGTACTCGGGTGTTTTCGGAACCAAGCAACTCGACGGTGGTCCATACTCAAAGGCAAGCGCTGGGCTGCTGGCCGTATCGGGTGGTCGCACGGAGAACGGAAGCAAGGCAGGAGAGGGCTGCTACAAGCGCACGGAGGGCAAGGGCAAGGACGCGGTGGTTTACGTGGTCATGTCCGCCGCCTACGCCGCCGCGAACGGGTACATCCTGCCCGCGAAGAACTAGCC